CTCTAGAGCTAGTAACATTAGTCCAAGTCTGATTTACTCCTATCGGAACAGCGTCTCCTGTTAATTGAGATGACGGAATACTGCTTGAACTAGTAATAACTGTGCCAGCTTCGTCAGGTAACGTCAGAGTTCTGTCAGTGTTGCTGTTCGGTGCAGCAATGGTAAAGTTACCAGTACCACTAGCGTTGCCCTGTATGACAACTTTAGACATTACATATTCTCCACAATGTTGCGTAGTTCTACTTCATTGATTGCATCGTTGATGTCAGTCTGGACTGTCTCATACTTAGCTCTGATAGCAACTCTAGCAGCCTCAGCAGCATCAGCGTCTGCACCAGGAATCTGTTTCATAATAACTTCATCATGTGGTGCAAACTCTTCAGCACGTTTAGCTCTACGCATCTCATGAGCAATGTCTTTAGCTTTAGTTAAATTAACAGTAATAGGCATTATGCGTACTCCCAAGCATTTCTAAAAGTTCTATCCCCAGGTATGTCAGTAACATCTACAATCTGATACTCCTTACCAGCAGGTACATCCTTAGCAGCAATCTGCTCAATAGTCAGACCACTGTTAGGTGCTGGTACAATCACTGCTACACCACCATCGTCCGTAGGATAAATAATTCTCTTGTCCATAATTTCCTCTTATCTAAGAACTATTATTGATATAAAAGATACATCATAACGTACTGTAGTATTTCCAAAACCAGCATTAATTCTAAAACTTGTTGTTGTCATAGCTTCAGAATCTAAAGTTGAACTGGTATACGCACTCCGAAGTGACACGGCTGCAGGTTGACCAGACGTTAATGAACCAGCATTACACATATGAGCTAAACTATAGTTAGCGTTAGGCATTGCATTAGTAAAATTAACCGTATAATCACCAGTACCATTATCAGTAATGCTAGCTACGTTAAATGAATCTCTAATAGCAACTGTCCCAGTACCATCAAAGTTAACCCAAGCCTTTGCAGAACCATTAATGACATTAGTGACATCAGTAGACTCTGTACCGTCTCTGCTTGCTATTGTGTCTAGTTTAAGTGTACTCATGTTAGTTACCTACAATAACTATGTTAACTGTGTCGTAATCATTTGCAGTCATAATCCCAGACGTATTACTGTAAGGAGTTCTAATCCTAACGCTACTAGTTGTGTATGACATTGAATTTGCAGCAGTTATAGCAGCAGCACCAAAACTTAAGCCAGTAGTTTGACCAATCATTCCAATGACAGCATAATTAGCATCAGCCAAATTATTGCTAAAATTTATTGTGTAATCTGCTGTACCATTATCAGTAATGCTACTTACATTACCATCTGCCCTAATCGGATCACCTGATGTCCAAGTGCCATCAAAGTTTACCCACGCCTTACACAGGTACATCTCAACAGCATTGGTGTCTTGTATTGTGTCTACCTTCAGTGTACTCATGGCTTAGGATGCTCCGTCTTTACAGCCTCAATAGCGTCTTTCCAAGTTGTCGTACCATTCACACTATCCCAGTACTGCATATCGAGTTGCTCTTGTATTGATGGATAAGCTCTTGATCTGTCTATTGCATATTGCTCTGGATCAACCCATGCGTTAACTGCATCCATGTCAATCTCAACTGAGTTACCGTTAACGTCTTTAGCTCCTTCACTATCATCAACAGATACAACATTAGGATATAGTGCGTAAATAGCTTTGTGGTTCATTGCGCTATCTCCATAACTGTAATTGTAGATGCTACTCTACCTAAATAGTCTGCATCGGTATTATCTTTTGGTCGATTTATGTAAAAAGTACCGTTATAGGTTGAACCTAATGTTCCTTGTAGTTTATAAGTTACTGCAGAAGTTGTGTTTGGTGCGTCTAAAAATAAATTCGATACACAACCTATATCTAACCCATACGGAGTAGCCGCAGGTCTAAAAATTGCTGAGTCTCCTAAACGATTACTTTCAGCATTTCCTTGACCAATGCTTGTAGAATCCCTATATAAACGAACATGAACTGTTGCAGTAGTGCTATTAGATACATAAGCCGAATAAATTACTAAAACTTTACTTGATGTTGATGTTGGTGTAATTGTTACTGACATTCCAGGAATGTCTACATAATTGTTTGTATTAGATGATGTAAAACTTCCAACATCTGTTTTAGTAGTGCTAACTACCTGCAACACTCTTTGATTTGTGACACCAGCAGTGTTAGCAATTGTGTCTACTCTTAGCGTACTCATAAGATCACCCAGTTCCCACCAGATGCTACAGTTACTGTCACACCTGAACTAATAGTTATGTCACCAATACTAGCTGCATTGCGTGTAGCAGCTACTGTGTAATCTGCATCTATACTCTGGTCATTCTCAAAAAACGCAGAAGTGTTGTAAACTCCTGGTGTCTGAATACCTGTAGTACCACTAATAATAGTTGCCATTTATAATACCACCCATCTTGATCCACTAGGAACTGTTACAGATACACCACTGTTAACTGTCAATGGTCCTGTACTCATAGCATTTGTATTCGTAGTTAATGTGTAGCTAGTAGTAATAGTCTGACCATTCTCATAGAATACTTGGTCACCACCACCACCTGTAGCTCCTCCACCACCTCCAATAGCTCCCCACGCAGAACCATCGTAGCCTTCAAAAGAACTATCAGTTGTATTAAATCTTAAATAACCAGCAGCAGGTGTACCATCTCTCTGTGCTGTAGTACCGCTAGGGACTTCTGCAGAGCCTGTAGCAGACGTTTTAGTAACGTAAGTACCTAGATCACTAATCTGTGATTCTGTGATGCTAAGAGCAGCCTGATGCTGTGTAACAGAGCTTTGTGTGATGTTTGCATCTGGTACATTAGCCCATGTAACAGCAGCAGTAAGATCGTTAGTCTCTGTAAATGATTGTAATGCAGAATCTGCTAACGCACCCTGAGCAGCAGTAGCATAGTCTGCTGAACTAAATGCTTTAACTTGAGCAAGGTTAGTTACCTCACTGTCCATCAATGCACCAGCAGCAGTAACGTTAGTTGCGTCTGTTACATCAGCACCTGTCTCAATACCAGCTAACTTAGTCTCTTCAGCAGTTGTGTATGATGCTGTAGTTGCATCTAAGACAGCAGAGTATGCTTGTACGTCAGTACCTATTTCTAAACCAAGATTAGTTCTTGATGTACTAGCACTTGCTACGTCAGATAGGTTGTTAGCTGCTGCTAAACCACCACTACCTGTAGTAATAGTTTGCCAAAGCGTTCCATTCCAAACGTAAATAATATCGTCATTAGTATCGTAATACATTGCTCCTTCAGCTAAAGCATCACCGTCATTATCAACGGCAGGAGCAGATGACTTAGCACCTAAGTAACGATCATCAAAAGAATCTAAAGCTAATTCTGCAGCAGCTTGTGCTGTCTCAGCGTTAGTCTCAGCTAACTCAGCAGCAGTCTGTGCTGTTTCAGCAGCAGTTTGAGCAGCCTGTGCAGCTAACTTAGCAGCATTTGCATTAGATGCTTCAGTAGCAGCAGAAGTGGCAGAAGAAGCAGCAGCCGATGCAGACGCTTCAGCTTCAGCAGCTTTAGTTGAAGCTACACTAGCCTCATTAGCTGCATCTGTTGTAGCATCTCCTGAACCACCTGCGCCTCTCCATATAGCCATGTTACTTCCTTACTTATTAGCGATATACATTGTTACTTCAAAACCAAAACGTAACTCTGTGTATTCAGGTTTAGACCACATCAGATCACCTCCTATCAAAAGCTCCCCAAGCCTTGTGAGCCTGGGGAGTTATTAACCAACTTAGAATTAAGCTGGAACTGCTAGAGCAACAGCACTGCTGTCACGAAGTTCAGCTACACCGTAAAGCATATCTGACGTGAACAACGTACCGAGGTACTCTTGCTTGTACTGGGTCTGTGAACGTACGCCCATTTGCTCAGCAAGGACAAAAGCGTCTTTGTGAGCCATAAGACAGATACGGTCAGTTGCAGAGTTACCTGCAGCAGTATCAGCATTTGTAGATACATAGACCTTAACGCCATAAACGTCACCGATCTGACCGTTACGGATTGTGTTTCCACCAGCAACTTCACCAGTGAAGGCTTGCTCAGTAAACCGTGCAAGACCCATCAATGTGTTACGAGTTGTAGGAGGAACAATCAAGAAACGCTCTGACATAGGAACGTCATTGTCATCAAGTCTCTGGATTGATCTACGGATACCAGCATCACCAAGTGCAGCAGCATTTGAAGATGAAGAGTTGTAAACCGTAGCACCAGTAGAACCGATGAAGGCGTTTGTTGATGCAGCAGCAGTAGCGTAGTCATTAGTACCAACAGTAGCACCGTTAACTCCACGACCAAGCTGAACAAGGTCTGTATCAACTTGAGTAGCCAAAGCGTAACCAGCATCGTCCGTGTAGAAACGACGTAGTGAGCTAAGAGCCTGTGTCTCTACGATATCCTCGATCAAACGTGAATACTCGTAGTGCTTGTTGATAAGAACCTGCTGCTCTGACTCAGTTGCAGCAATAAGCGTTACCTGAGTAGAAGCTGCCTTCGCAGATGCAGAACCACGAGTAGGCTTCGGAATATGAAGCGTATCGCCCTTCTTACCTTTGAAAGACATTTTAGAGAACAAGTTTGCAGCAACAAGATTAGCCTTATATGCTGCGATGATTTCGTCGGACCAAATCTCTGGGATAAATTTATCCGCAGTAGTCTTGGTCACATGGTTAGTACCTAGTGCCATTTTTTATTTCCTTTCAGTTATTTGACACGTCCCTCCGCGTATGCAGCCATAATCTCATCTTGCATAGCTTCGTAACGTGCGGGATCACGCAAACGTAAATTAATGAGATCAGCTCGTCGATAAGTTTTTCGTGATGTCGGTGCAGGTGAACCAGTATCTACTGCAGCAGCTTTTAAAGACTTAGCGTTTTCTTTCTTTGCTTCTGATACTACATCTGGTCCTGATGTCTGTTGAGGCGTACTATCTTTATTTATATAATTCCACGTTGAAAGTAATTCAACAGCAGAATCATAATCATATTGTTCGTGCGCTTCTGCAAAAAGTCTAGTTCTTACAGGGGATTGTTTCACCCACTCAAAAAACTTAGGATTGCTTATAATATCGTCAAAGTTAGAAAACTGAGTTTTTAAACGCTCTGCAACCTGTTGTTGCTTATAAGACTGAGCTTGTTGCCTAGCCTCTGCAATAGCAGGATGCTTATCTACAGCTTCGTTGATTACACCAGCAGGATCATCATATAATCGCTGACTGATATCAGGTTGTTCTTCTTGGGGTTCAATAGACTGTTTTTGAGAGAGTTCACGTTTTAGAAGTTCGTCAGCAAGTCGTCTAACTTCACCAACTTCTTGAGCTTGTCTACCAATCAGCTTTTCAGATTCTTGGTGCATCTTGACAATATCTTCAATAGATTTGCCACGATACTTGTCTGGAATCTCAGGTTCTGGTTTGGTCTCTACTTCAGGTTCTTGTACCTGCTCTTGAGCTTCCGTTTCCTGTTCTTCAATATTATCAAACTCAATATCTTCTTCAATCGGTTCTTCAAATGTAGCCATATATTCTCCTGTCACGTTTGTGATTCTAGGAATTAAAAAATATCACCAGACGCTAACCCTCTCTGCGCTTGTTGGCGATTCTTGTTGCTTCCTCGTGCTTTCTAGCCCATGCATCAGCAGCAGTAGGAAAATCTCCCGATACTCCTTCTAATGCAATGCGTGGCATAGAAATAATACGAGTTGCCATACCTTGACAAGCAGGACACTCTATAGCGTTTCTTTGCTCATCAATGTATTTCTCTGAGATGTGACCTTCCTCACACCTAAATTCAAATATCCTTTTGCTCATCTTCTAGTTGCTCCCAGGCTTCTTCTGAAATCTGTTTTAGAGTTCTAATCCAATGAAGGACATCTAACTGACCTTTACGAAAATTTAGTTCTTCTAAACTCTGTGTTGCCAGTAAATTGTTTCTTTCTTCTATAACTTTTTCGATGTCAATCTGTAAATCTTTCCATCCTTTAGTTGACATCATGTCGAATCTTGCTTCATAATACTCTTGAAGGTCTTTATCCAAAACGGAGTCCTTAATTAAATTACTATAATGTACCACTGTTATAGCATACTTTTCATGTTTTGTCAAGCATTATTTTGTTTCATTTGCTGTTTTACTATTCTTTCATCAGAATCAATTTGACGTTCTTTAAGTATTAACTCAGCAGCTTTAACACGTTTATCGAACTCATTCTTATCGCGACTATTAATATTAGCTGACAAACTTCTAATTAAATCTGCTTTAACTTTATCGTCAAGCAAAGACGCCTCAACTAAAATCTTTTGTGCACGAGCCTGAGCTTCTTGTGCGTCAGCAGCAGATTCACTAGCCCTAGCGTTAAGTTCATTAGCCTGAGCTTCAATAAGAGCCATCTGCAACTGTTGTGCTTGCTGTTGTGCTTCAACCGCTGCTGGATCAGGTTGTGATAGTTGATCTAACTGAACCATCAACTCTTCTTTATTAAGCAGTCCTGATGTACTGATAATGCTTCTTAACAATATAGGTACAATAGGTGACTGTGGTCCAAGCGTTTGCATTAAACCAATTAACTGCTGTTGCTCGTATTCTCTAGCAATAGCACCAATAGAAGACATTGTAGTAAACTTAAAGTCTTTCATTGGATAACGCTCTGGATCAAACTGCATATACCGATAAGCAACTTTCTTTACCATTGGTATGATGAAGTCGTCCTGAAACGATGCCATCGCCACTTTGTTTTTCTTGACGATAGCAGACATGGCTAGTGACATACCCATACCATTGTTCTGTCCTGCTGTAGATGCTGCACTCTTGACCAACTCTGCCGAGTCTAGTGTGCCTGTAGCTTGCAGCAGCATCGATTCAAACCCTTTTGCTGTTTCATAGTTTGAAGCGTCAGTAGAACCAAATTTAAACGGTTGGAGGATTTCAGCAGGGTTGCCGTTAGTCAGTATGTTTTTACCAGGTCTGACTTCAAACTTCATGCCTCTTGGCAATCTTGTAGCATCAATACCCATCATAGGCGCAGTAGTTAACGCCAGAGAGTCCATGTGAGATCGTAGC